ATCAACGGTCGTCTGACCGGCAACCTTGCTGGTGAACCGGCTGGCAAAATCAGGAGCGTCAATCGTGTTCGACGTGACCTCCCAGCCAGCAATCTCAGCCAGGTCACCAGACAGCTCGGTACCGGCAGTAATCTCTGCCAGGGTCAGAGCGGTGTAATCTTCGGCATCGGAGAGGAAGTACAGCTTGGTAACGCCAGGCTGGAAATACCTCTTTGCCTTGGGGAGAGCGGGCATGCTCAGTTATCTCCTTTGGAGTGCGAAAGAGTATTAGCGTGTAAACGCTTCGATTTGAACGCCGAACCGGATGATGCAAGCAACCCCATCGGTGTCCTTGAGTTGAGTGACGGTTACGTCACGAGGGAGAGCCCTCAATACGACATCACCCAATGTTGGATCCGTTGCCAGGGCATTCGAGCAATTGTCGAGAATCTCGAATGCGGTAGCACGAACATCAGATTGGGCTGTGTCGGACGGATCGCCACTCAACGCGGAGCAAGAACAGAAGACCGTGTATTGCTCTTGCGCAGGCCCGGAGGCCCAGCCATCCTGCATTAATTCAGCCTGAGCGGCCTTGCCGTCGCCACCATCGAATCCGACAGTGATGCTTTCCAGGATTGATTCATCTGCCAGAAGCGGACCATCCGAGACTTGCACATTCGGATTAGCTTCTTGGAATGCAGTAACCAACGCCGAGATAGCAGCCGGTATCGTTGAACCCCAGTTCATACGACAATCACCGGATTCCTGATCCCGAGCAGCTCAAGAGCAGCATTCGGGATTGCGTAACCAACCAGAAAACCCTGACGGTATGACTCCTTGGAAAGCGAGTCCTCCAGGACTGCAGCCGTTGAAGGCATTGATCCACGCCGAGTCTGCCAAAGCTGTTGAGCTATAAGCAGCGCAGCTTCTTTGTAGTTGGCAGGAATATCAGCATCAGCAACACCGGACGTGTAGTTGATCGTCAGATATTTATTCTGGACTGATTGCTGCAACAGGATCATGCCGTTGGATCGAATCAGCGCCCCAGAGATATCGATGCTGGTATTCGCGCGGTCGTCAGTGATTGATTCAAGAGATACGAGGGGCGTGTTTTGCACCCAGATCTTGAATGTTCTCTCGTTCTGGTAAAGCTCGTAACTGAAGCTACGTTGCGCCAGAATCTTCCCGGTGTGCTCCTCAACGACAATCTGAACAGCATCCATCAAGGCTTGAATGATGGTGTCGGAACTATCCTGCGACGATGGAATCTTCAGCTGCGACTTAACGTCGCCTATGTTGAGGAGCGGCATTATGCGCCCCTCTACTTGGACGGCTCTTGATCCTTGGGTTCTGCGTCAGCAGGTGCCTTCGGATCAGCGGTTGCCGGAGCGGCCTTCGGCTCAGCCTTTGCGGTACGCACCTGGAAGTGCGCATCCTCATCGGCAGGCTTGAACAGCTCGGGGTTCTGCTCAAGCATTGGGTGACCCTCAAGCACGCGGGTAACGCCAGCTCGCAGGGACACAAAACCCTGCTCCGCGTCACGCACAACCGCATCCTTGACTGCCACAAATACGCTAGCCATTAGTGATCCCCTCTATTTGTTGTGATTAGAAAGAACCGGGGGCCGAGCTATTACAGCCCGACCCCCGGAACTAATGGCCTTGATCAGCCAGCGCTACCGGCCTGAACCAGAACGCGGAACGCGCCAGGGACAAGCACCTTGGAGCCGTTGAACCAGGTGGCGTAGATACCGCGCTGCCCGGTCGGACGACCAGCAGCACCGAACACCTGCGGGATCAGCTCAACGTTCATGCCGATCCGATCCGCAATGACGAACTGGTTGAAGTCGCCGAAGATCGCATCCACATTGGCCGCAACCGGCGAGAAGTTCGGCATTGCCGAATCCTCATTGGTTGCATAGCCCAGGAGTCCACGACCCTGCGTACCCTGACCCAGCGGTGCCCAGATGTCGAAGTTGCTCTCCTGCAGCTCCCGGACCGCGTTGTAGAACGAAACGTTTGCCAGCCACTGGCCACGACGACGCCAGCGCGGAGCCAGATCTTGCACCAGGCTGTAAAGATCCTGTCGGGTCAAAGCAGTAGCCGATGCAGTAGCAACCGTGGTGGTTGCACCAACCAGAACACCTTGCGGGTTAACCCCGGTGCCGGTGCCATTGATGAAGGACGCAGCCTCTTCGAGAGCCTTCGCCTCACCCAGCATCAGACCAAGCTCCTGGCGCAGCGTGCTCCACGTGTACTCCAACTCGTACGAGAACGGCACGAAGCCCTGAACTCGCGAGGTGGAAACGGTCGGCTGAGCCAGCGTCGGGCTGTTATCCGCAGCCTCGGCAGCCTCGGCTGCACGGGAAACGGTGATACCAGCGGAGGTAACACCCTCCCACACCTTGCCGGTGATCTGCACAACGCGGGCCAGATCCCGAATCGGGTTGATCACGCTGTCGTCGGTCGCAATGACAGTCGGATCCAGCTGGAACGGAACCGCGAAGCCACCAGCAGGATCGGAGCCCAGCGACAGAGCACGCAGCTCGTCATTGGTCAGACCTGAGGTGGAGCCAGCCAGAACGGCCTTACCGAAAGCGCGGTCATACGCATCAGCGCCAGTGTTCAGGAACCGCTTTGCAATGGTGCCCTCAGCGTCATCAACATTCTCAAGAATGTGCATTGCGCGAGACTGCGAGGCGCTACGCTCGGTGCCGGGGAACTTCGCAATCTCAATGGCCCGCTTGGCGTGGTCCTTGTAGACCCGACCAGCCTCTTCGCCAAAGCCATGCTCACGACGAACCGCAGCGGTGTCATAGATGTTGACATTGCCACGCAGATGCACAGCCGGAGCCTTGGTGTCGAAGCCGTTCACGCGAACCTCGTCAGCCTTGACCGTGTTGTCCACGGCCCGCTGCAGGTAAGCCGCACGCTCATTGGCAGCTGCAATGCTGCGCTCGTGCTCTTCCTTCTCGGAGATCAGGTTGTCCCACTCAAGCTGCAAGTCAGAGGGGAGAGCCCGACCGGTGTTGTCCTTGTCGATCTCGGTCAGACGGTCGCTGATCTCGGAAACCCGAGCCGACCGCTCTTCAACGGTGAGCAATTCGCTCATCAGAATTTCTTCCTTTCGGGAAGTAACGGAGTTAGTTACAACGGGGGTTTCTTCGGAGTGCCTGACTTGCGAGTCCTCAACATTGACGTGCTCAACCGGAGCGAGGTCGGTCTTGGAGTGTTTGTCTTGCGGGTCCATAGAAACATTGGAATCTGAGCCTTCATCAACCCAACTCCGCGAATCTTCGCCTTTAAAGTTGAGTGGAGAAGGAATAGCTCGTGAGCGATTTGCGCTCCGAACTGCAGCTTCGTAGGTGCTAGCATCCCTGCGCGAAAGCTGCTCGTAGTACTGATCGGTTGCAGACCGCAATCCGGTCGTACCATTGGTGGATGGAGATGCAGGCCAGATTGTTGGCCCGAACTCCATTAGACGAACTTCGGTGATCGTGCGTTGCGGGAGGTTGTCCCATGCCGGATTTCCGGTACGCACATACCCGTCATCCGCATCAGGTTCGACCCACTCGTCGCGGACAACCTGGAAGCGGAAGGATTGACCGTAGGCACCAGCCGCAAGAGCCGGGGCAAGGTCACGATTGTAAGACGTGTCAAACAGCGGGGTTTCGGCATAGACACCGTTATTCCGCTCCTCAAGTACTGTTGGATTGCCAAGAGGCTTATCTGCAACAGTCGGATCAAAGCCGTGCTCAAGGATGACACGAACAGGGGATTGGTTGGATCGGTTGTTGATCGTCCGCTTGAACGCACCGGGTGCGGTACGCTCCAGGAAGTGGCCTTCCCATGCGGAGTTGATCTCATACCAGTCTCCGAATACGGAGAACTCTCCGACCATCGTTCCAATAGGACTGTCGGGCTCATTGTCTGCCCGAAGCTCGGAACGGTCTGACGCAGACCGCACAACGTCAATATCTAGCCGTTGTGGAATGGCCTCGCCTTTCAATTCCTCAGTCACTTGGACCTCCTGACGGCTTCGGCTGAGGGGTGGGGGATGCAGCAGGATCAGGGCTAGCAATCTGACCTGGCGGTTGCAGCTGAACGGAAACAAGTCCCGTATGCTGCAACGCCGACCAATCAGAGGTTGCAATAGCCTTTACGACCGAACCTGGCTCAAACCCAGCTTCGATCAATTGCCGCATCGTGGATGCTTCCTCCGCTTGGGTTGCCGCATGATCTTTGGCATCATCACGAAGGAAAGGAATAGAACGAGTGTCGTACCAAAGTTGTGCAGCCGGTCGACCAGGACGGTTCGGGGGCCACACAAGAATGGGTTCAAGGCTTCGAGCTGCAGCGGCCCAAAGATGATGCAATGTGCCATCTGCGAAGCGCCTGCGGGCTGCCGTGAAGTTCCCAGCATTCAATGCTGAGCCCTCTAGACCCTCGGAGAACCCAACCCAGGACGGCGGCACACCAGCTGCAGCAGCAAGCCGAGATTCACCCTTACCCTGAGTCTCGGCAAACGCGATTTGCTGGAAATCCTTGCCTAGCGGCACAGGATCCGCGCCACCGCCGAGATACAGGGTCTTGTAGGCGTTCAATGCGCCAACCTGTTGATCCTCGAAGATCTCCTTGAACTTCAAGATCTGCTCGGCAGTCGTACCCGGATCAAACTTCAATGCCATATTGGGCGTTGCCGCGTTCTTGAAGAACTTCAGCTTGTGAACCTCAGAGGCATCATCGGCCTGCACCGACCGGATGACCGGCGTGATCCAGGACATGCCGCGGAAGTGCTGCAGCGGATCCGGAAGAGGTGCATAGTGGGCAACCTCGGCAGGGACACCGTTGTATCGCTGAGTCGTGAAGAACTGAGCATCCTCGTACGCGCCATTCGGGCGGTAGATGATTCCAAGCTCTTCAACATCGGCTGCAAGCCACGGTTCATCCGAAAGTTCATGGGAACCCATGACAATCGTGCACCACTCGGGCCGCAGGCGCACCAGGCGGTCCTGCGTCTCACCAGGTTGCTTCGGAACACGCCGAATAAAGGCATTCCCAGCAAGAGAGGCATCAACTTCCATCTGCGACAGCAAGTCTGCAGTGGTTTTCCCGGTGGACGGGAACTCCAACACCGAAAGATCAGCAGATCCGAACAAATCTTGAGTAGTACCGCCAGACCAGCGGGTCCACTGGAATCTGGCCTGCGAAAACACCTGCATCCGAGCCAAGACCAGCGCAAACACCGGCCCGTTCATCTCATAGGCTTCAGCAACCGATCCTACAATCTCCTCGTTGCCGATATTGCCCCACGATGACGGCAGGATCGCGGTGGTTGGATCCATGAACACCGACATCATGTCGTTCAGGGTCAGCAGGTTGCGACTTTCGCCTGATTCCGAGCGACCAATGACACGTTCCCAGAGCTTCACGACTTCTTACCTCGCTCACTGGCCTCAAGTTGCGAAACTCCGGCTGCAACGACCAAAATTCCAGTAAGAATGACACCCGCAGGCGGATAAATCAGTGAAACGCCGGAAACAACAGCTAGGAGGCCGAGCAAAATCAAGGCAAAGCTCAATAGATTGGCCTTCATTGACCCTCCTAGCTCCAAAACACGATTGGTTCTACTGGTTGTCCTCGAACAACGCCCCAATAGGCGAGCGTCACGGCTTCAAGCATTGAAATGTCGCCGTCTTTGCGACCCCAGACGCGACGATCACCCAACATGCGCCAGGTAGCGACACGAACGGCTTCATCAAGGTCCGGATAGGCTCCATGAGTCAGCTTATGGGCCATGATCGCGTCATAAATGTCTGCACAGGCGATCTTGTAGTCCTCCGCGGTGGCCGCAATGACCCGAACCCCAAGAGTTCTCAGGGGCTCGATCAACGAAGCTGCAGGACCACCAGCATCAATCACGACCGGGATCATCCGGCCCTTGGAGAGATCGGCAACCTCGGATACTGTCCAGGGTCCAAACCGATCCCGCTTGACGGAACCGACATGCTTGCCATCAGAAGCACCGATAGAAGCCCAGTCATGCTCAACATCGAGCGCCAAACCCAGCATTTTGGGTTTCGGGGACTGACTGGTGACCAGCTGCATCCATTCCCGGAGATCAATAGCCCCACCAACCAGGCCAGGCTCGGGATCCCAGACGACCAGATGCTCTCGTGCGAACAATGCTTCACCCATAGAAGCCAGATCGGCCAGAAAGACATCCTCGGCAATCCGAGACGGATAAGCCCAGTTCGCCTTGGCCCAGTTAGAGCGGTCCTTCACGTCAGGAGCGACACTGACGACCTGCCCATCAATGATGGAGACCTGTTCAGCTGTATGTTCGAGCCACGCCATTCCAGGATCACCACGAAGACCGGCCTTCCGCATCCGCCACCAGACATCAGACTTGGCTAGACCGGCAGATCCGGTAAAGTTGACTTGCGAGTTTGGGTTGACGGCAACAATCGGCAACGAAGAGGCGAGCTGTTCAGGTTGCGCGTGCTGAGCCTCATCAATGACCAGGCGGCTGATGTCATCCTGACCACGGGCACCGGAACCGGTTCTTGTTCGATAATGAATCTTTGAACCGTTGTTCATCTCGATACCTTGCGTACCGGGAGCCCAGCGAGGCTTGTACATCTTCCGGCGCAGATCAGCTTGAGACTCGATCAGCGACACCAGGCGTTCGTGGGCATTCGTGGCTGCAGGGATCTCGTGAGCCGTATGCATTGTCACAGCGCCGTCACGCATGATGAGATCCCAGAGTTCTACAACCTCGATCTCGTCACCCTTGCCGTTCTGGCGTGCAGCACAGCGACCGGTCTGACGGACAGCCCATCGACCTTCTTCGTTCTCGGCCATCATGAATTCGACCGACAACACCTGCGGGGAATCTAGGGTTTTGCCCGAATAGAATTCCCAAAGATCAATGGCGGAATGCGCCTCGTCCAGTGTTACGGCGTGCTCCGGTGGATTCATTACCCCGGCGCTCGGCACGCTTAGCTGCCAGCTGATCGACACGGGATACCTCCTCCGGCGTCTCCAGGCGCTCCAACTCCAGGCCGATAGCGCGACGCTCACGAACAATCGCAGCAGCATCAGAACCCTTGGATTGCCGCTTCAGCAGCTCACCAAGGGCCTCATAGTCAGCACGAAGGTCATCTACGCGGCTCATCACTTCTCCTTGCTGGAACCCCAGAACGTCAGGTTCGAGCCAGCAATGTGCAAAGCGAACAATCCGGTGAAGATCCCGAACACAATGGCCCAGACACTCCGGCCAGCCTTGGTCCGAGTATGAAAGAGGTCGCGGAGCTTCTCGGAGAGCGTGTCATCAGACACCCTGTTGATCAGGGCCTCACCCTCGATCACACCGAACGCGAGCGCCCACGCTACCCAGAGCCACGTGAACACCGACGCTTTACGAGATCCAAGCTTTGCCGCAGCCTTGCTAACATTCATTCTTGTTACTCCTCGACATACGGCTCAAGCCGGAACCCGATAGGGTCAGCAGGCTTGGTCTCACTAATGACTTGCGGATATTGACAATCCTGAATATCTAGCTCCGGATCCGGATCATCAGCCTCGGGCTCTATGTCCTGGACGGTGCTAATCTGCAGCTTGGTGCCGAACTGCAAGCACAAACCAAGCAGCTCAAGACGTAAATACATCTTCAGACAGCTTTGATTGTGTCAACCTTGCGAACCGGCACCTCAGGACTGTCAGTGACCTTGACGTACCAGTCGTACGAGCTGCCAGCCTCAAGCGATACATCACCAGCTTGAGGCCCAACCAAGAGACGATAGGTAGCGGTCCACTTGCCAGAACCCGGAACAACACCAAGCACGGTTGCCGAAATCCAGTTGCTCGGCTGAGCACCGGTCAAGGGCAGCGAAACCTGGATTGCGTCATTCGTGATGTCGTGGTCAGCCGTAATGGTTGATGTGACATATTCGGTGGACGCAGCGAGCATTGTCAGCGGCATTGAATCTCCTAATTTGCTATAAGCTCGGTCGTCCAGCCAGAAACGAGCGGTGATACATCGTGCGGATGCTGGGCAACCACACCGCTTGTCTGCCAGGGTGCAGTAATGCCATTCGTTGACCACCCGGACATGAGCACGGTGGTTCCAAGGATTGTGAGGTTGCGCTGGGTTGATGGGGTTCCACCGGATCCGGCGACAGTCAGTGAGCTGTGGCCTGTAACCCGGACGCTTTCCGTCACATGCTTGATCCCAAGGATCGAGATCAGGCCAGTACCAATGACTTCCAAGACGTTGACGGATGTTGACCCACCAACAACCGAGATACTAGAAGTCCCAAAGACACTTACGTGCGACCAGACAGCCTTGTCACCCTGCGGGATCGCAATGCTGCTAGGACCCAAGATCGACAGAACGGCATCAGCATCTTTGGTACCGGCTAGAGCTACAGTGCCAGCAGCGCTAACATCTACGCCACCGCTGTGCAGGATGGGCGGTGCAGCATTGGCTGAGGCCATGTGCCGCTCGATCGCGTCACCGTACAAGTAGTTCGAAACTAGCCGGAGATCATCAATCTGCGCATTGTCAGGGGATGCGAATCGGTTTCCGCCGATACTCAGAACGTCCCAGTTCTCATGGGCGTTCGATGCAAGATTGTTCGAGTCGGGATCCAATGGGTTGCCATCAACATAGGTGCGAGCCCCAGTCGGGAACACCGTGATGGCTAGGTGGTGCCAAGCCCCATCCTGCGGAATGGAGGAGTGGTACGAAGTCGAGTACCATTGCTCGAAGGCCGAGTCATAGACACGGGGATACATGCCCCACACGCCATCCTCGGCGTGAATGAGCATCTCGGCACGCAGGTTGCCCGAGGTATCCGTGACCTGAGCGATGGAATAGACATCATTGGTAGCCGCAGTCACCATTGATGAAAAGAACCAGAGCATCAATGTCCAGCGAGGCGATGAGCCAGCATCTATGTCGGCCACACCAAGCGGGGTACTGATTGCCTCGCCCGAGATGTCAATCGCATCACCGTGCTTGCCGGTGACCCAGGAGCCACTGGTCAGGGTGAAGTTGTGATTGTAACCGGAAGAGTCAAATGCAGTGAGGCCGGTGCCTTCATCGAAGGTGAACTGCGCATCCAGCAATGACACAACCGGCGTGTTCATGAACTCGGCGTTCGATGTCCCGAGACCGGCCGAGTCAATCGGGTCGTTCAGGAGCCGGAAGTCATCAATAATACCTTGGAAGTGACGGGCATTATCCAGCGATTGACCGAGTGCGAATGCGCCATTGGTCAGGGTTGCAGTTGTTCCGGTGCTGGTGTCGGAGTAGACGACCGTATCGTCAACTTTGACCACAAGACCACCGGATGACAGGTCACCCTGCGTCTGCACCGAGACGTAATGCCACTCGCCGTCATACAGGTTGGCGCTGAGGCTCTTGATGCCTTGCCACTGCAGTGCCAGGACACCATCGCCGCGAGATGCCCACAGCACGATGTCGTCAGAGTTACCCCAGGTGCTCGATGCAGACTGAACCTGGAATAGAACCTGCTCAGTCGCTGAGCTACCGGTGGTCTTTACCCACATGGCCCAAGATCCGGCACGGTTCTGCAGACCACCGGATCCCTGATACATCTGCGTCGGGAGCTGGCCCTTGCCGCCACCGTTGGTGCAGTCCATGCCGCCACTGGTGTGCCCAACGGCAGAAACGCCGCCGCTGGCGGTCAGGTCTACAAGGTAGCCAGACTGGTCCGGAATAAGCGAAGTGATCGAGTCATCGAAGCTATACGCGACCTGTGTTGACATAAACCCTCCTGGTCAGACGACCACGCGGAACGGGTCTCAGCCAAACGTTAGAGATGTCTGCGCAGCAGATAACGTGAATGTTCCTGCATTGGCGAACGTCTCTGGAGACGCAAACGCCTGCTTCGCGTATCTCGTGGTTCCATCGGAAGACCAGAAGGCTGCGTAAGCAACGGTTGCACCAGCTGGAACCTGGATTGCAATGTCGGCGGTAGGCTTCACGATGCCGCCTGACGGCGTTCCCCACGTGACCGTGCCACGTGCATAGGAGCCACCAGAAAGCTCGTTGCTTGCCCCGGTTCCTGGATCCGATGAGTGCAGGGACACCTGCACGGCGACTTCCGCAACAGCAGCAATGGCAAGGTTATCGGCAGTGCTATCGAATGCCATTTGGAGTTACCCCGGTTTCTTCTTGCTTGTCTGGAAATAGAAAATCCACCAGAGCCATTGACGGCGAGCTGGTGGATGATGATTGTT